TAATCATAAAATACAAATAGCAATGATTTTTCTATTAAATACCAGATGAATGATATCCAACAAAAACTATTTTCCGTTATCTCGGAATATCACAGTATGAATATTCCTATCAGTTTAGATCTCAAACTCAAAGATGATCTCAAACTAGACAGCCTCAGTTTCACAGAATTAGTAGTGGCCTGTGAAGATGAATTTGGTATTGAAATTGACATGGATCATCCCGACACACAAGCGGCCGAGACAGTAGGTGATTTGTACTCAGGAATTCAAAGATTAATCAGTGCGAATTAATCTAATCAACCAATAGGTAGGATCTATCTCCCACCAACGCTTGCCTAAACAGGGATTTTTTGCATCTGCGTGATGGTTGTTGTGCCATGCTTCTCCCAGTACTATAGGAAATAGCCAACTTATATTCACACCGTGATTGTTAGTGGCATGATTCTTATAGCCGAGATGAGATAAATGTGTGAGAGTATTTGTTAGAGCAAAACTGTTTATGGTTATAAATGCAGGTAATATCACAGCATACAACCATAAGTCCACACTGATTGCAGCAATGCTGATATGACTGATCCAGATTATATGATTGTAATATCTATGGAAAAACACGCAGATAGGATCTTTGAGTATGTCCACAACAAATTTGGTGTTGTGATCTCCTGTGCGTATTTTAAACATCCATAGAATATAGCTGTGCCAAAATCCCTGTTGTGGACTGTGCGGATCTTTTGATTGATCTGTATATCTATGATGATATCCTCTGTGTATGGTAGTCCAAAAGATCGGACTGCCTTGACATGATAGGGCCGCAAACCATAACAACAGAGATTTTGTCCAAGGATGTACTTGAAATGCTCTATGACTCAGTAGTCTATGATAACCTGCGCTCACTCCCAACATCATAATACAAACATAGCCTGACACTGTTGCCCACCACCACCAACCGGGAGCTGTTCCGATAATTATCGAGAATATCGAATACACTCCAACTGCAAGCACTGGCATAATACTGTACATTCTTATCATACCTAAAAGTATTTCTTTCATTGTTTTTGCCATTGTGTTAAAAGTTGTTCATTGCCTTTGTAGGCTATTTTCTGCCAGCAGGTTTGATCTTGAGGATTATCGCAGACAAGATATCGATAGTTGTCGTATTTAAATTCTATTCCTGTTTTTTCTTTTAGGTAGTACACTGCTAGATGTTGCCAATGATTGTATTGTCTGCTCATAAACACTAGATCAGCTTTCAATGTGTTTTCAGCATATGCTACATGTGCCTTGGCTGTCTCAGACAGTGCTGTGGCCTTGGCAGATCTGTCAAGAGCTGTGAGTCTATGTTCGTGCACCTTCCAGAATCTGTTTAATATCCTGTAGGTATTTTTCGGCCAGCATGTTCTAGCCAAAATACTGCTGGCAACAACAGGTTGATCCTTATCAAAGGTAATAGACAACGCAGCACATGCCTCAAAGATCTCGGAAGAATAATTTTTATACAAAGGATGTGTAACATCGTTGTGTTGATGCTGACGCAAATCTTCGAATAATTTATCCAGTTCGGTATCCGTGCCTGGAATCCAAATTTTAGTGTACATGATCTAATACAGCATTAGATACCAAATAGTCGCCATCGTGACTAACACTGACATGACAGATTACACTTTTTCTTGCTAGTGCGCCTCGAAACTGTACCTGCGGTTGCCCCAGTGAATTTTTAAAAATCTGCATGTTTTTCCATACACTATCATCTGATATTCCAGTGCCAAATGCCTTGCCTATGGATTCTTTTATGCTCCATATTTTGGCGAGATGCAGAGGCTGGTTGACTTCTATTAACTGCTGGAACTCAACTAATTCGTCGTCGGTAAGTATCCTCTTAGCAAGGAGATCCAATCTATTAGAATCCATGTCGTGAAACCGTCTAATATCTACTATGTCGATGCCTGTACCTATGATCATACTGTAGTTATCTCGTTTAATTTCACTGAGCGTAAATCACGATAAATATGCCATAGATTATAATATATGAAAATTCAATGCGGACCAGATAACGATATTCGAACACTTTATCTAGTATTGCCCTCAGTGAGTAAGATTGGAGTTTTAGTCAGTGGGGGCATAGACAGTGTGTTGCTGTACTATCTTTTGCTGTATTGCAAATACAGAAATAATTCGTCACACATAATCCAACCTATAATCATTCAGAGACCAGCTGATCAGCACGTTACTAAACTAATGGTCAACAAGGTAAATGCATTATTTGACCATGATCTACTGCCTATGCGATTAGGGGATGTATCTCTGCCAGCACATCAACAGGTAGAATCAGCAGTGAGGCAGGCGTTTACAATACTGAACTTTGAATATTTGTATTTGGGCATCATAGAGGTACAACCACAACACACTGTTGGCATAACAGTTATCCAAGTTCCTGAGATTTTAGGAATAGGGTATCCTCTTAAAAATCTAACAAAACGTCACATAATCGATTTATATTTTAAAATGGGAATCCAAGATTTATTACAGTATACCAACAGTTGTGATCAGCAGTCGATCGAACTCCAGCCCTGTGGTGTGTGTAATGGTTGTAGAGAAAGAGATTGGGGGTTGAAAGTATTAGATGAATGATTGTTTAATAAACTTCATAACAAAAATAAATAGGTCAGTATAGGGGAACATAGCTTGAAAGATATATCTGGTATATTATATAAAATTACTTGTGCAACAACCACTCCGATAAAACTTTTTTATGACAAATCTAGTTTGTTGACCATAGATGGATTGGATATCACAGATTACGAAATAGTTGAATACATAATGATAGAAAAAAATCTATTTCAGTTTGCTAAATCTATATGTGGTGCTTGTTGGTTCATCTGCTGTAAACCTAATCAAGATAACGAATTTTACTATTTCTATGATTGTAAAAATTTGAACCAATTTGAAACCATTATACACAGCGACCTGTATATAAATTATCTATCATTACGAAATAACCTCTGCAATAAATTATCATGGACACACCACGGGTATAAAATTATTCCGGCAAATATAGATTCTAATCTAATAAATTGGTGTATTGATGCAGGTGATGATACAACGCTAACTGTTGTTTCAAAAATTCACGGCGAAGTGTTGTGGAATAGTGTAAACGAAACAGTCAGTGAAACATAGTTGATTTATAAAAATTATATAGACTACAATCTAATCAGCTGGTATTATAGGTTCACCCAAGCACTACCGTCAAAGACCTGAGCCACATTAGTAGCAGCTGGAGTAGTCCCTGATTCCATGAATATCATCATGCCCTTGGCTGGGGAAGAAACCAACGTAGTTCTTGCTGCATCATTAGCTACCACTGGCAGTTTAGGAGGCACAACAAACTCTACCATACTGGATTTAATAGATGCTTTCACTGCACGAGTACCGGCAGAGTTAGATGTGGAGATATCTATTCTTGAAGGAATAATTCCGGCGCTGACCGCTCCGTCTACTACTATGTCTACACTTGAACTCAGAACAAACCCTGTGCCATCAAATCCTGCACTTACTATTCGTCCTATTTGGTCTCCGTTCAATACGGCGGTAGGAGTTGCAAAAGTTCCTCGTATTCTCGATAGTCCCAATGGGGCGGTGTGTGTGCCTGCATTATTTTGTACAAATACTGATGTACCTGGAGCGTCTAATACAGGATCTATAACCGGGAGCAATACGTTCGCAGCAATAATACTTAATATACCGGGAGATGTAACGGTTCCACCATCGACTAGATTGACGCTGTTTCCATTGAACGTTTGATTAGATACATCTACAAGATTAGATCCAGTAGAGGTTGCAACATTACCTTGAATATTACCTATAACATTCCCAATTAGATTGGCAAACAATTCATTTTCTACAGTGACATCACTGTTGAATATCACAGCGGGTGTGAATGTTATTGCAGACGAATTTGCTGAATCAATTAAATTAGTAAATATATTTCCAGTGATAGATGTTGCACTGATTGTGCCAGACACTGCATCTACTAATAGTGTACTGTCATCGGCAAAAACAGATCCCTTGACGTCGCCGGTGTGATAACCAGTAGTATTACCTGTAACATCTCCAATCACGTTTCCTGTGACATTTCCTGTGACATTTCCTGTAACATTTCCTGTAATATTTCCTGTGACTGGCCCCACTATTGTACCAGACACTGCATCAACTAATAGTGTGCTGTCGTCAGCAAACACAGAACCTTTAAATGCATCTGCTCTTAAGGTGCCTTGATAATTAGATAAGTCTACATTTGCACTGATTAAATCAGTAGCTGTGTTGTATGTGAATGTAATACCGCTGTGTGTTCCACCTGTGAATGATGCTGCTGCTGCATCTTTAGCGTCGGCATTGGTATATCCTGTGATCTGTATACCGCCAAGGGTGCTACCGTTGCCGATATATAATCTTTCAGCCCCTGGGGTTGAAACAAATAACAGCTCACCCTGTGCTAGCGGCTGTGTCATTGCTAATCTTTCTGCGTCGGTACCTCTGCGAATCTGTAACGGCATATCTATAACTCCTGGAATTTTCCTAGCTCATTATATTTATGTCAGCCAAAAAAATAGGGCTCCGAAGAGCCCTATAATGTGCGCAGTTTACTACATAGTAGGACCGTTTCCGTTCCTAAAACCCACACTGCCGCCCTCTGCTTCGATGCGTTTGATAACATCTTCAAACAAGATAGGCGCAAAGTCTGGAGTTTGTTCAACACACACGCAATGATAGCGCGGATCAATTTCGTCACTGTACAAAACTTCTCCTGTACGTGCATCAACTCCACGAGCCTTACGCACACGATTTGCGTGAGTGTGTCCGTGAATGTTAACTCCAAACCGTCCTAAGCTGTCGCTGTGTACAGGAATATGGCTAAGGATCATGCCGTTCATAACGTGATAAGCTCTAAGTTCTCTAAAGTACAAGCGATACTCGTCGTCTCTAAAGATATCGTGGTTACCACGAATTAAAACTTTGTCGCCGTTTAATCGGCTCATGATGCTTAACGCTTTACGGTTAATGACAACGTCACCTAAATGGTAAACTTTGTCAGTGGGCTTGACTCTTTCGTTCCAAGCCTTGACCATTGCTTCGTCCATCTCATCTGGATCAGTCCACGGCCGTAATTTGGTAACTCCGTCGTTGCGAGTAAACTTACATACGCCGGTATGACCAAAGTGCGTATCGCTTACTAAAAATACACTAGGCATTATATTCTCCTTACATTTTTAACATAGCCATTGTGGCAGTAGATTCATTTCTAAATCCTACATAGTACGGTCTTGCTGTATAGCCTAATCTTTTATTAAACTTAGCCTTACCCCAAAATGTAGAATCCCAGCGCCAGCCTTCTAAATCTTTTACTGCTTTTTCTATTTGATTTGAATCAGTACTCCACCGATCGATCAGAAAGGCAAAGCGGTAGCCTTTGTGATACAGATTGTGTCTGCGATCTAATTTTATTAATTTCACTTTGCCCTCCTTTCATCAAATTCTACGTTTTTTCCATGTGTAGTCAACGCCGTCCGGGCACTTGCCGTTAACTATGCTGTCTGCGCCAAACTTACCTACAAGTTCCATACCATTGATTTTAATGGTAACGAACTCACCTAACTCTTTAGCCCACGCCATTGCAAGGGCTAATGTTTCGAATTCTTGTGTTTTTGTTTTGCTTTTTACTTCTATCATTTGTCTATTGTAGCACCAAAAAGAAACCCCGTCAACCAAAATTAACGGGGTGTTGCGAAAATGCCACACTCACCAATTTTCAACGCCAGATACTTCAACGGATACTGTAGCCGGATGATCTGCAATTTCTGTTTCATATGTTAGGGTTAACACACTACCAATCCCGGATGTACTTTCTTGTTTTAAAATAAAATACTCTGTACCGACACTTTCACAGATTTTTTTAATTTTATCTAATTCAAATATGTTTAAATGTATCATTCTTCCACTCCGAAATGTTTCTTACTCTTGTCAATCAATTTATGAAAATGATAAATTTTACTTTGATGACATTTAATCACATCAGCCTTGACAGCAGTAGATTTGAATCCTTCTACTAATTTAATTTCTTCTTCCAATATATCAACGCATTCCCGAACAATCAACTCGGCGAACTTTGCGGTATCAAAATGCAAATGTCCATCAATCAATGTTTCATTAATGTAGTGACTCCAGCACTGCTTTTCCAGTTCTTTAATTCGTTCGTTCATATATCGCCTTCTCTTTCTCTGTGTGCCCTACGTTCGGCCGCTAACATAAAAACTTTTTCGTTATCGTTATTCCAATCTTGTGGAAGCTCGCGGCCATTAATGCTGTGACGTTCTTTAGAGTCGTAGTCCCAACCCAATGCCTTCATCATGCGATGTTTGACTAATAGATTAGGAGCACGGAATACTTCTGTATCTGCGAAGCCCAACATCACTCCGATCTCACAAACAGCACCACTTCGACAAACACCTGCATGACAGTGAACCACAACGTTCATGCGATTTTCTAGTGCGTGTTGTAGCAGTCGAGCAAGCTCATTGGCCTGCGCTTGGCTGCAACGCATGGCTTCGTCTAATGCAAAGTCTTTTTCTTCAATGTCTAAAAATTGAAACTGATGGACTTCTTTAAAGTGATGAAAGGGCGTAGGAAAATCTCCAGGAGGATCTACAATTTGAATCAGCATAGAGTTTATGCCCGCATCGAAGTGATGTCCTTTGCGGATATCACTGAGTGCTACGTTTTGAATCCAAGGCATAATTCTACCCCCTATTAATAGGTTTCTTTTACAATTTTAAATTCTGTCAGCGGATATTTGGCTTTAAATTCTTCTGTCTTTACATAATCGTTAAATTCTTTCGCATTGAAAAACATGCGATGGAAAACTGATTTGTGATCCATTGTGGTTACTGTTAAGTAAACTGATTTTGCTTTGCCAGCCATTTAATTCCCTTTTAACATTCAATGTGGATGATTCGACTGTGGTCTAAATCTTATTTTTATAATCTGTACGTTACACGACCTTTGGTCAGATCGTATGGACTGACTTCAATTTTAACACGATCACCTAAGATGATTTTTATCTTGTGCTGTTTCAATTTTCCACTGGTATAACACATCAGTATATTGGGCATG